TTTTGAAATAGGAGAACCAGGTACAACAACTTTCTTGAAAAATCTCTTGTCTGATTTTGAACTGTGTTTTGATTTTGAAGGAGAGAGGAACATATTCGACACCGGGCTTTTAACAAATGACTTTGATGAGGAAATAAAGTTAAATAAATTATACACTGATTTTAGAAAAAAATCTGATAGCTCTCTTTCCAAGCGAAGCTTCTTTAAAGAACAAATGGGAGACAATTGTGAATTAAGAGATCAATTACCCTACATATATAGGAATAAATGTATAAAGGTTCAAGCTTCTACTTATAAACGGAATCCATTTGTTCAGAAGTCAGGTACATCATATAAACAAAACCATGAGCTAAGACACTATAAGACAAAAAAAACTGTAAGTAATACAAGTTACAAAAATTTAGAAGACTTTATGACAATGTTAGAGGATGAAGATCAACTACCTTCAAAAGTTCATCCATTTTTAGGGAGTCAATCTGGTGTAGATTTACCTGAACTTTTTAATCTAAAGAATAAATTTTTAGAAAATCAAAGAGATTTTTTGGGTTATGTTCAACACAGACATGTGCATAATTTTAGCAAGCATTCATCAAGTGTGGCAACACAATTGCTACACTTTAGTGAGCTTAAAACCACTGACAACACATTTTACATATTTAACTCTGGATGTTCTAATATTTTACATATTGTACAAGGTGGATCACAAAAAAGAGGTGCAGACATAGGACAAGCATTTTTTTCCATTTTCTTAACAAATAATAAGAATTGGGCCAATAAAGTATATGGGAATTGCAAAATTAAAGAAATCATTATTGGTGACAAGCGCAAATACATATGTGTAACACCTTGGGTCAGACTTTCTTCTGAAAGGCTTAATTTTATGAAAGATCAATATTACTCTACTCTTTCTACAGCTTATGACACTTGGGCTAGGAATAAAGAATCTGTATATGATAAGACATTTCTAAGACATTTATATACATTCAGAGTTTGTGTAGCAAATTGCCCTTCGCAGAAAGTTGCAGAGTTATTAATGGACACAAGATACATATTCATGTCTGCTTTGAGTACATTTTCAAATGTGGAAAAGCTTATCTTGGATAAATTTTCTCCTCCATATAAAAATAGCATGGAACAGTATGTTGTCAGGCAGTTAAGAAAGAAGTCTTCGCAAATTTTTAAATATCTTGAAAAAAATCCTCCTATGCCCAATAAGCCAAGCTTTAGCGGAAGACAAAGAATGTCTAATACATTAGGTGGTGTGATAACAATGCCTTCTTTGTGGTCTGATTATTTGTTAAAAGATATCCAGTCAATATTTGACGATATATTTGTTTATGTTCATACGTCCAAGGAGCCCTCATCTGAATATCATGAGCAGATTAAGGCTATGAATACTATTATAAAATATCAGACAGAGTTTGATGTACTTTCCGATGACATGAAAATAGGTATTGGTAATTTTGAAATTTTTAAGCAATGGATCCTGAGTGAGAAACAAGTAGGATGTCATTCTGCAACAGTTTTCCATGCATCAAAGTTATTTTCAAAAAAATATGAAGGATTATATAAAGGCTTTGAATTCATAGATAGTTGCCTGAAGGAACCTATAAGTCAAATTGTGTCAACTAAATCATGCATACCTGAATATGAAAGAACTATAAATAAACAAGATGTATCCAAGAAAACATTAAATAATATTTTTAAGAATATAGGGACATTGTTTGCTGAAAAAGAAAAGAAAATGAAGGAAAGCAAGTCGAAAGAAACCGAAGGAATGGATGATAATGATGATATAGTGTATGTAACTAAGCCTGAAATTCTTAGTTATTTTTATAAATTAGATGTGAATGTAGAAGAAGATGCTGAGATTGCTGTCACAAATTCTAATCGAGTCAAGGTTCATGATGCTTTACTAGACTGGATAAAGAGGTTTGGGAAACACAAAAATTATACAATCGATATAGCAACTTGGAATTTGAAGCATAATAATGGTAAAGTACTAACAGACACTTGTATTAAGGCCCAATATGGATCCAAACGTGAATTCTATGTCATTAACTTAGGGGCAAAAGCAATGGCTAGAATAACTGAAAATTCCTATAAGGTTCTTGCCAAACACTGTAGCAATGAAATGATCAGCATTGCTGGAGATAGGAAATTGGAACACATACAAAATTCTGTAAATGATGCTATATTGTCATCAGAGAGGAGACAAGACCAGTTATTTTATGTTAATGGTGACTGTACAAAGTGGTCAGCATGTGAAACAATGGCAAGTTTTGTAGCTATGAATAGCGGTTTGAAGGAAGTCTTTGGGGAAACTATGACAAACTATAACAATGCTACATTTGCATGCTGGGCCAAAAAACAAATACAAATTCCACAAAATATACTCCAAAATTTAAGATTTTCTAGTGAAAGTACAGCATACATTAATGAGAGCACAACTATGAATAGCACTCAAAATTTCTTACAAGGTATGTTTAACTACTCTTCATCTCTAAAAGCAGTAATTTCAACTGAATTTGCCATTTACATGTTTCGAAAAAAATATCCATCTAAATTTTTACATTGCAGCCATTTAGAACATTCTGATGACTACAGTTTAGCTGTCCGTACTAAAGACATTGAAGATTTCAAGATTTTTAGAATTTACCATAAATTGTCTCAAAAACTTTTTGGAATAAATGATAGCATAAAGAAGACAAATATACAAAAGCATATATTAGAATTTATTTCATTATTCTCTTTCAATGGACAACTTTTTTATCCTAACATCAAAAAATTAAAAGAGGTTGGTACTAACTTGTCATGTACAGATTTTAGATCTGATGCAATGGCTATTGTTTCAAGAGTTTCTGAAGCAGTTAGGCTTGGAGTATGTTTAGAAAGTGCTTATTTTATGCAAAGAGTACATTGTTGTTCTATCGCAGATGCCTATTCTATTACTCCTGGCATGAGAAATTCATATGGTGACACTCATACTATATTTAGTACACCATTAGAGTTATTCGGATTACCAGACAATATCCCTGTGCTCACAGTCACTGTAAAAGGGAATCAAGAGAACTATAGGTTATACCATTACTCTGATAATAAAGATACACAGCAAATTTTAAAAGGACTTTTCAAGTTAGGCCAAATGACATATGGTTCTTTAGATTTGCCCAGTCAGAAATTTGATGAAGATTTAGCAGAGTTTTATAGTCCAGATTTTAGTTATCCTACACGACATAACCGATTGCGAACAATTAAATCTAAAATTGGTTTCACATGGGAGTTAGCAACAGATTACTTCAATACTAATCTAACAGATTCATTGGTAAAACCTGTTGAAACACAAAGATTTTACAAATGGCTAAAATCAATGTATTATAACAAATCTTTTGCTAAAGCCTATATGAGAATTAGTCGTTCTGCTATGACACTTAGACACTCCATGTTCTCATCTAAGCCATGCATAATAGATGTATGTGAT